GTTATGATGTGAATGGTGAGAAATCAATTCACCAACAATTCCTAGAAAAACATCCACATCTATCTGAACCCAAACCAAAACCAACCCCAACACCAAAAGAAAAAAAACGAACAAGGAATGATTTTACCGAAGAAGAATGGTTTCTATATCGCAAAAGAAGGAATATGGAATACCTAAAAAAGATTGAAAATAAAAAGAAATAAATTTGGTAATATCAAAATAAATAACGAACTTTGTAATATGAAAAACATCATAATAATCTTGTCAGTTGTAATGTCTTTGGTAGCATGTGGAAACGAACCTGAAAAACCTGTTGAAAAGACCTCACAACAAATATATTCTGATTTGTATATTGAAGCTTTGGCTGAGGCACACGCAGCAAAAACAATGGCAGATATGCAAACAGATGACCAAAAGAAATTGATGTATTTGCGTAAATCAAAATACTTCTTTGAATCTGCTGAAGAATTCAAATTGAAGATGGTGTCAGTTGAATCAATCAAATAATTTTAATATATTTTAACTATGAGTATGACTAAAGAACTATTGGAGCGTAGTGAACCAGTAAATCCAACTGAACAGAAGGAATATAGGGATTTCACCAAAGACATCAACACTTTTCCAAGAATGGATGAAGATGAAGAGTATGAGTATTTCCGTGAAATGGAAGAACAAAGATTTGAACAAGCAATGAACAACTTTTTTGAAAACAACTATTAATATGGCACAGAATAAAGACAGACAAATCGCAACACAATCATCATTGAAGATTGTATTAGAATGGGCAGGCACTTGTAATAAGTGTATTACTCTAAAGGAATTGGTAGGAATTACGAATGTAATCGTGGATTATGTTGAGAATGGTTACTCAAAAGAATTGGGTGATAGATTGGATAAAATCCAAGACCACATTGACCATAAGAAATCGTGATGTGTTATCCCCGACTGTAATGGTTGGGGATTTCCTTTTAAGAATGTGCTCCTGGTGAATTGGTTGTGCTTCCATACCATGTCGGCAACATACTATCACCACACAATGGACCTAAAGCGTTATAATTACGCTTCCATTTGTTTCTATAATAATACCCCGCACCAGGTGTTGTAATTGAAGAGCGGAAGGCAGAATCAGTTTGTGGAGGAAGTTCTCCGTTGTTGAGATTCCCGTTATTATATTCAGGATATAAACCTGACCTAAATATTAGGTGTCTTCTTAATAAATTATCTAAAAATTCAGCTTGGTTTTTTGCATTCTGTTTTAGATATTGTAATGATTTAATATCCACATTACTTCCCTGTTCATTTCTGTTTTGAACTAATCCAACATTCACCCATTTAATATAAAAATTGTCCAACCCAAGCATATAAGAATATTGAATCAAACAAGGTTGAATAAACTGATTTAATAATGTTTTATAGTTGATATTACCAGCCAATTCAATATCACCAGTATATACCAATTCCTGTAGCTTTTGAAACAAGTTTGTTCCACAGGTTTCTTGAATATAAATTTGTTGAGCTAATTGTATTGCAAATCTCAATTCTGAAGAATCCACATTATCGTTAATTGCGGTATTTTCTTTCAGTTTTGTTTCTGATATGAAAAGGACATTATAGTATGACATTATGCTAATAGATTATTTTGGGTTATGGTTAAGTCAATCTCTTGATTTGGATAGATTAGTTCCAAAATTGGTTTTAACTCTCTATTCATGAACTTCTGTGTTGGATAAATATTGGTAGATAAAAACAATTTGAATGCTGTCTCCAATTGTTCCGCTGAAGAACTGAAACCTGTTCTTGATGGCAATCCGATAATTGATGGGTCAGGGATACCATTTCCACATAATACCTGATGTTGAACCAATTCAAATATTGATGAGAAATAACCATCTTCAACATTTGATTGAATCTGTGTTATTTCAGGTTTTCCATCACCAGCCTCACCATATGATATCAAGATTCTACCTGCGTTATCTGAACCCATAAATCTATCTTCAATCTTTCTTAAGATTTGTGTTTGTTCATTTTCACTATCAGGAGCTGGCGCGTTGAAATGCACAAAAAGTCCAGGATTACAACCATTTGTAATATTTGCCAAATTGAATGTAGTAATCTCGTGATTCAATTTAACATCGTTCAATACCGATAAATAAGATGGTGTTCCGTAATATTCAGAAAAACCATTATAGGCTTTTAAATGTATAATTTGTCTGTTTGTGTAATTCTTTGGGTCAAATTCGTGGAACTCAATTAACTTGGCATTTCTTCTATAATTTGACCAATCTCTTGAATAGTAATATTTTGTAGCTGGCATTCCCAATTCATCAGGTTTACCAACTCTGATATATTTTGATGGTATAATATGAAATCCTGCAAGACCTTCAGTTCTGTCTTTTCTCCAAACAACTTCAAGGAACAAATTACCTGTTACAATCAACTCAAAATACATTTGTTTTGTAACATCATTAAGATATTGCTTTGAATTAATCTTATAGTCGTTTATGTATCCTGAACCCACGCAATTATCAACCCTAGCTCTGATTGAAGAGTAATGGATTGGTGATGCGTTTAAAAGAAAATATAGTTCATCAACGAACATATTGTCTTCACCCCATCTTATTATGGGTTCATTCCTGTTGATAACTTCTTTAAATTCAACAACAGAAGAAGCTCCGAAATTTAGTTTTTCAATGTTTATCATCCTTCGTATATTATAAATACATCGCTAGTTCCACTATATGCAGTTGGACTGGTTGAACCTGAATAGTTAACCCTTCCAATGGTTTCCTGAACGACATCGTATGCTAAGTTTATATTTGTATTCCCACTCATTGATGAGCTTTGCTCCCATATCTTAATATAGTATTCACCATCAATCAAGTGAACATTTGTTTGTCCTGTGCTTGTTGCTCCTGTTAATACTTGAGGTTGTGAATGGTCAATCTTTATGGAAAATAGGTCATAACCAGGTTGATATCCTGATACAATGGTTGGATATTGATATGGAACGAATCTCCATACCTCACCACTTAATTTATGTTTCATTGACCATAAATAACAAACATTACCTGTCAACATTTTGTTTCGTGAACAGGTAGCCGCTGCGTTATTATTTCCTTCCTCAAATATTATCATTTTTTATAAAGTTATACCATATTTAGTTGAAATATAATTTTCAAGGTTTGTTGTTTCTGTTCCATTCAACACTTTATTATATATAATGATTTCAGCAACATCAAAACCAGCCCCAAAATTAGTATTTGCTGCATTAAACATATATAATGGATTTGATGGTTGTGATGCAAGAACGCTACCAGTACTAATTTCAGTTCCATTATTTAATTTAATTAAGTTTGTTGAACCATTCCATTTTGCTCTTAAAACTGATGGAGTATTAATTGTTGGGTCAATATAAGGTGCACTTAAATTAGTTGTAAATCCAAATTGAACTTCATCATTACCACCTGATGATGCATCTAAAAATATGAAACCTGTGCCATATCCTGATTGTTCCATATATCTTTGATATGCTCCACCAATAGTTTGATAAAAACTACAAATAATATATACAGTTGATGCGGTAGTAGTAGGCCAGTTTGATGTTGTTATATAAGTTCCACCATTATATCCGTGAATATATGATAAATTATTAGTTCCAAAACCACTTGAATTATAATCAGCTTTAGTTCCTGTTGAATAAGTGAAATCACCCATTGTATTTGATAAGTCATCCCAAGTATTAACTTTGCCCAAAGTTGTTGTAACACCTTGTCCTGCGTCAAACCAACCAACTAAATCACTAATACTAGCTGGTGTGAATACTGAAGGTGTTGGTGTCGGTGTTGGAGTAGATGTAGTCGTTGGAGTTGGTGTTACCGTTGGAGTTGGTGTTACCGTTGGAGTTGTTGTATTTGTCGGTGTTGGGGTTGGTGATGGACACGAAATAACCAACTGACATGTTTGTGTATAAGCCGATAAATAAATGTCATATGTCCCTTCATAATTGTCCTGAGCATAATCATACGGCAACAACTGATAACCGAGATTTATACTTCCACCTGAACAAGGATAGAATGTAATATCGGCATATTGTCCGTTGAAATTATTGCTCGTTATTTGAATTATTGTTGACATATATTAATTAATTATACTATTCTAATTCTTAATGCACCTGCATTGTGATATACTTGTCCTAATACCACACCACCAGCTGCGGCTGCGGTATCATCTGCGTAATTTAAATTTGAATAATTGAATACAACCAAGTTTTCAACATGAGTTGCATAATTTTGTGTTGCGGTTCTACCTGAAGTTCCCAACATAACAACTCCTGATGTCGTGCCAGTAATTGTTGAATTAACAGAAGAAATTATTGAATTTCTAACTGCAGAAGAACTAATCGTTGATGTATCACTTCCAATTATTGTTGTATAATAACCCGCATTTGTAATATTACAATTATAACAATTATAAATACCACTTCTATCCGTGGCTGTCATTGTGTTATTAAGACCAACAATAATTGTTGAATATCTGCTATAATTACCTGTCATAGCATTAGACGAGCCATTAATTATTGTTGAAAAATAACCACCATTAATTGAATTGGTTCCACCACCTAAAATTTGATTATCATTATCATTTGATATTGTATTACCTGCACCACCCAATATTATTTCTCTATAACCTCCACCAGTTATTTGATTTGAACCACCACCAATAATTGCGGATTGTAATGCATTTAATGATGAAGTTTGTGAATTGTAAATTGCTGAATAATTACCTGTAGCATTATTTCCTGTTCCACCATATATTCCACCATAAACAGCACTTGTTGTATTATTTTCACCATTTATAGCAGTTGATTGATTGGTAGCAGTTATGTTAAATCCTGCAATTGTTGCGGATAAATAACCTGCGGTATTTTGAGCTCCACCTAAAATAGCACCGAATTGATTATTAACTGTGTGTGTTCTACCACCAATAATAACTGAATAATTTGATGATGCATCTGTTGTTGAGTTTTTTGCTGCAAATATACCATTATCTTCACCAGAAGTGATAGTTGAACCTTCACCACCAATTATTGCATTATAATTTCCTGTTGAAGGAATTGTATTTGTATTTGCTCCACCTATTAAAACACCATAAGGAGATGAATTATTACTTGATGAAAAATAAATTGACCTAACAGAGTTAGAACCATTAGCTGGAATTATTGGACTTGTATATCCACTAAACTTAAAGGTTTCAGTTTCACCGCTGTTATTCATTACGAACCATCTTAAATCCGCAGCGGTGCCAGTATAAGAAGGTAATTGACTAATTTTCGTATTTGCCATTTTAAATTATTATTTTTTAATGTTGTATGTTTATATTGTCGCCATTTTCTGCTTGTATGAAGTCGGCGTCTTCGGCTTGTAGTTTATATCCAACAGGTTCTGTTGGTGTTGGTGTCAATGTCGGAGTTACTGAAGGTGTTGGTGTAACTGTTTCTGTTGGTGTTACCGTTGGGGTTGATGTAACTGTTGGGGTTACAGTTGATGTTGGTGTAGGAGTAGGTGTTGGATTTAACACATAAGTGAAATCACAAGACAATCCTGTTGAACTTGGTGTTGGCGTTACTGTTGGTGTTGTGGTATTGGTTGGTGTAACAGTTGGTGTTGGACTTGGAGCAGGACCACCTTGAATATAGAATACAGGTGTTAAATCAACCCATTGGTCAACCATTGATGGTGTGCAACCTGTTGGATATAATGTGCCAAAGTTAATAGATACCTGTCTTGCGGTTGGACCTGATACCAACACACCATTTTGATATTTGGCTTCAAAATAATCATAACCACCCAATACACCAATTAAAGGATTATATGTAAATGTTTGACATCTAATTTCATCCCATATAAAACCAGGTGTTGTGCAACCTGTGTATGAACCAGCATATTGA